AAAGGTAAAAAGGTTCTTCACCTGGTCTAAGGATGCACTGTTCTTCTTAGGCAAACCGAACGAGGGAAAAGACCGCTGGAAGTTTAGAAGGCAACTGGTCTATGGTGCATATCGCCTAGCTGTGTTTATGGTGCTATTCGGCGCGCTTGCTTTCTTCATCTATCCAGAGGTGGCTACTACACTAATAAATGGAGCTGTTGCGCTGCTGACAATAATCTTGTCTGCCTACACAGCCTCAGCAGTTGCAGATGACCGAATGAATAAAGATAAGGACATAGAACCATGAAGCTATTTAGCATAGAGTTTTGGACATACGCAGGAGAGAGAGCTATCAAGACTGTGGCTCAGTCTGCTGTGGCGTTTCTAGGAACTGGAACTGTCGGACTGTTTAGCGTTGACTTTTACTCTCTCACTTCGGTGAGCTTGGGTGCAGGTTTGCTATCAGTGTTGACATCAATCATCACTAAGACTAAGGTTTCTGAGTAACCTCTTTCTTGGTTGCAGAAGGCTCGGCTTTTATAGCCGAGTCTTTTGTCTTAAGTCCCTACGCTCATGAGCTGTCAACCCTCCCCAGACACCATGTTGCTCTTTAGCTTCTATGGCGTACTGAAGGCACTCACTCTTTATTGGACAGCGTAAGCACATCTGTTTAGCTAGGTTTCTAGCCTTTGCACTATCTGCCATGCCTGGTATATCCCAATCCTCTGGAAAGAACACATCAGGGTTTTCTCTACATTCGGCGCTCACTTGCTCGGCTAAATCGAGCAGCTGCAGTAATTGTTTGCTAATCATAATGTCTATCGGTTACATTAGTGTCTGTCAGAGATAGGAGTCAAATTGAAGAAGTTTATAGACACAGAGATTAGGTCGGCGAGGTTACTAGGTGACTTCGACAGCGGATCTAAAGCTTGGTTGAAACTACGCAAGCAAGGCATCACCGGCACAGATTGCGGAACGCTCTTAGGGGTCAATCCCTATGAGTCGCCATACGCACTTTTCCACAAGAAAACAGGGCAGATAGATGATGCTGTCCCAGACAACACCAGGATGAAGCTAGGTAGATACCTAGAGGAACCGATATTAGAGATATTCCAAAGTGAACACCCAGAGCTGAGTGTCTTTACAACAGCAACCTACTGCCACGCAGACAGGCCATGGCAGATTGCTAACCCTGACGCTCTAGCCTACGAAGGTGACAAGCTCTACATAGTCGAGGTAAAGACAACACGCAACTACTGGGATGAGATACCAGAGCATTACATGGCGCAGGTGAATCACTACCTTGATGTCTTTTCGGCAGACGGAGTTATCTTTGTAACGCTCGAAGCAGGTGACTATAAAGAGTATTTTGTCGAGTGTGATCAGAACATTGTCGAGATGCAGAGAGAATTAGCTCGGCAGTTCTGGGAGGAGAACATAGCCAATAACATTAAGCCTGACTGGGATGGTGCAGAGGCAACCTACAAAGCTGTTAGAGAGCTTTCTACGCCCTCTGAGGAGGGTTCTGTGGACTTAGGTGACCTCGGTGTTCAGTTGGTCAACACTCAGAACGAGATAGACAAGCTAACCGACACGCTGAATGAGCTGAAAGCTAGAACGCTTGACGCGATGCAGGATGCTAAGTATGGTGTAGTTGAGTTTGAGGGCAAGGAATACAGAGCTGCAATCAAGCGACAGAGAGGTGAGGGTAAGCCTTATCTCCAAATAGTGAAAGGGAAATAATGGAGCTAACAGTAGGCGATTTCGTATCGCTCGCTAAAGGTGGCACTATCGTCACCGGTCAACTTATGGGCTATCGCATAGATCAGCTCGGCGAGGTTCAGGAGCTATGGGTGGATGGATTCTACTCAGGTTTTACTATCGGCAAGACCGAACTAGATTGGCAGGTGGTTGACGATGCCGAAATTTGATATTGAATCTTACGAGACAGTAGAGACACGCATCAACCGCTTCTATGAGATGCACCCTGACGGGCGAATCATTACAGAGGACTTGACAACCGAATCAGACAGGCTCAACAAGGTATGGAGGGTAAAGACAACTATCTTCCTGACCGATGGTGACCAGGCTGCTGACTTGCCGAAAGCCACCGGACACGCCTTTGAGATTGACGGACAGGGCATGGCGAATCAGCAAGCAGCTCTGGAGAACTGTGAGACCTCAAGCATCGGTAGAGCCTTGGCTAACATGAACTTGTCTGGGTCAAAGAGACCGAGCCGAGAGGAAATGGAAAAGGCAACCAGAGTAGCCAACAAGCAAGACTGGTTACTTGAGGCTAGTAAGCTGGATTCAGTAGATGGACTACGCAGACTCTACATCAAGGCTCAGAAGCAGGGAGCTACGAAAGAAGAGCTGGCAGAGATAAAGAGGAAAGCCGATGACCTCACTACTGGAGGCGAGTCGCAAGGAACTAGCGGAAGCTTACCTAGTGGCACTAAGGCAGGGCAATCGTGAGCTGGCTGCATTTTGGGCGATTGAACTTGTGGATAGGACAGTGAGCCTTGCAAACCACATCTTCGCCGACACAAATAATCCAAGAGCTACAGAGGCTGATTCAGGAGAACCAGAGGGGCAATAACGCCCTCTATGATGCCGAGATAGAACTAGCCGATGCCGAGGCTGAGCTAGACCGCGTAGAGAACAAAGCCTTTATAGCCAGAGATGGCACAGTAGCAGATCGCACAGCGCTGGCAAGACTCGAAGCTAACGAGGTCAGGCTCAAGAGAGACCTAAAACGAATCGAGCGAGACCGAATCAAACAAAAGATTAGGGCGATTGAGTCTGCCATGACAGCCACACAAACGATGTCAAAGATGCTCGACCTAGAAAGCCGCATCTAATGCCTAGTAAATACATCCGCAACATCATCTGGAATCGAGACTTCGGTGTCTGCTGGCATTGTGGATCCGAAGAAACAACTTTGCATCACAGACTAAACCGCAAGATGGGCGGTGACAGAACTAAAAGTAAAGTCGCAGACCGACCTAGCAACCTGCTTACAATCTGCCCTGAATACAACTCCCTGATGGAGTCAGACCTCAATGTAGTCAGAGAGGCCAGAGAAAGAGGCTGGAAGCTACAGATGGGTCAGAACCCTAGCTTGACACCCGTCTATCGGTTTGATGGCACTTGGTGGACTTTGACAGACCTGGGTGGAATATTTAGGGTTGATATAGATGTATAATAGAAACAGGCCGAGAGCCTCAACTCCCGACCTGTTATATACCGATAACCACACTATCGGCTGTTCCAGTCTAACGGAATTGCCGGGATTGGAGCAACATGGCACAACTGCCAATTTTCGATGAACTCGATAATCAACAACAGCAACAATCAGAGCGCTATAAAGAGCTAATGGCTCAGCCTATTGACTGCATATTTTGCGGTGAGAGATACGCCACAGCAGCCTCAGCACCTAACAATCATGGAATTGTATTTAATGGATGGTGCATCAAGGCGCTTATGTATCACGCTCGCTGTCAAGGACTCCATACAGAAGAAGCCAGGTGGCTGCAGATTCATGGCATAGACCCAGAAAAGAGTCGCTTTGACGAGTCGCATTGGAATAAAGAGAACATCAAGAACCACTATGACGATCACTTCGGGCGGTGCTACACACCAGAATGCCGAGGTATATCTTGAGCATCGCAGTCATCAACGCAGTTTGGGAACATTCAAATTCTAAAAATAGAGCAAGAGTAGTTCTTTTGGCAATAGCGGATATGCAGGGAGAGATTGGTGCTTGGCCATCATTAGCAACCCTGGCAAAAATGGCTAACGCATCTGAGAGATCTGTCCAAAGAGATATTCAAACCTTGGTTGAACTCGGTGAGTTGAGAGTCGAAGTTCAAAGCGCACCGGTCAGCAGACAATACAAATCTAATCTCTATTGGGTGACACTGCCAGGGGTGACAAATTCGAGTTCAGGGGTGACAGATTCGACCTCAGGGGTGACAGATTTGGCTCCAGGGGTGACAGCAGGTGGCGTACAAACCCTTAATAGAACCATTACTGAACCCTTAAAAGAACCACAGCAAAATAAGTTCGATGAATTCTGGGAAGCATATCCAAGAAAAGAGGGTAAGCCTTCTTCTTTGACTGCATACAAAAAAGCTATAAAGGTTACATCAGAAGATGACCTAATTCAAGCAGCTAAAGATTACGCTATTTTGACAAAAAACAAAGATAAGAAATATATTCGTAAAGCATTCAACTGGCTGACGGATCAGGATTACCTGACTCAAGACAAGCCAAAACCATCAGGAGGTGGCATATGGGATCAGCCCACTATATAGACGCAGAAAAAGCTGTCATTGGCTCAGTGCTTCTCTCAAGCGATGTTTTTGATGAAATCTCCCTAGAGCCAGAAGAATTTTCCGAGCCCTCTAACTCTCGACTGTGGCAAACAATCAGCGAGATGCGTAAGAACTCAGAGCCTATTGACCTGATTACTCTTTCCAGCAAGTTTCCAGAAAGAGCCTCAGAGCTAAGCGAGCTAACTTCATATGTTCCGACAGCAGAAGCGGCTCCCTTTTACGCCGAGCAGGTATCAGAAAACGCTACTAAGCGCAGGATTGTCCAGCTTGCTCAGAAACTATTGCAGGAAGCTCCTACCGAGGACAGCGAACAACTGCTATCCACAATCAAGCAGGCGAGCGACAGTCTGACAAAGTCCGGTGGATCTCTGGGTTGGATTAGCTCTATCTATGACGAGGTGCTAGACGAGCTATCTAAGCCCTCCAAGGTTCTGAAATCGCCATACAAAAAACTTAATCAAGTCATCGGCGGTTATCGCTCTGGCGGTATGTATGTAATCGCCGCTCGACCAGGAGTTGGCAAGACTATGTTTGCACTGCAAAACGCATTCGACCTAGCCGAAAATGGTGGCGTAATGTTCTTCTCGCTCGAGATGGGCAGGGGAGAGTTAGTCAAGCGACTTATGGCAAGTCAGGCTTCTGTCTTTGCCGAGAGTATCGCAGGCGGTCAGCTAGGTGAGAGAGACTTCAAGGCCATTGCTACTAAGCGCAACTCATTCCAGCGAAAGCTACTAATCGAGGATAAGCCTGGACTAAATGTAAATAAAATCAGGGCAGCTTACCGAAGGGCAAACAGGGAAACCCCAATCAATGCCATCGTCATTGACTACCTGGGTCTAATGAGTGACATCAAACGCTCAGGCTCACGCTATGAAAAGGTGACCAATATCTCTAACGACCTAAAGCAATTAGCCAGAGAGTTAGAGGTTCCGATTATTGCGCTTCACCAGCTCAATCGAGAAGTTGAATCACGCACCGACCCACGCCCTAATCTAAGCGACCTAAGGGACTCAGGAGCAATCGAGCAAGACGCTGATGTTGTGATGTTGATGCACAGAGAGCATGACACAACAGGAGCTATGAAAAATGAACTGTTCATGTATGTAGCAAAAAACAGGCACGGAAAACAAGGGCTCTTGAAATTCAGGGTTGAGGATCAGTTTGTAAGGGTTACCGAAATGCTAGAGAACAACTAAGGTTATCCAGAAATGATTAGTAGCATGAAGGTATGGAATACAGCTCTTGCCATCGCTGTGGCATGGTCATGGAGGTTCGCAAGAGAACTAACCTCTGTAAAGACTGTCGCGCTCAGAAGTCAAACAAGGTCGGCGACTGCATGCCCTGGCAAGGCAACTTCGCATCAGATTTTATTACCCCAATCAACGAATATGGTGAGCCAGTGTTCACCGGCATACGCACCTGCCCTAACGCAGACTGCTGTAATCCGGCACATTGGATTGCCGAACCTAACTAGGAGGAAGAAATGATACAGATGGAAACGACTGTATTCGTCAACAAGAAAGTAGAGCTGGACTTCGGAACAGTTCTCAAGTGTGCACACCCTCACCGCTACAAGAACGAGTCAGGTGAGTGGACTACAGCATCAACAACCTACATTGATGTCCTGATCCGTAACGAGAAGAAAGCAGAGTGGGCAGAGCTCTTGACTGTCACAGATGGCACAAGGCTAACAATCGCTGGTCATGGCAAACCCCTCAGCTACACCAACACCGAGGGTAAGACTCTAGTCGGTCTACAAATCGAGCCTCACAATGTCGAGGTAGTTTCTAGCGGTAAGCAGTCAGAAGAGGAAGCTCCCTTCTAATGATTGAGTTTGAGGTGTTCGGCAGACCTGCTCCACAGGGTTCTAAAACAATCATGAGGGGCAGGCTTGTCGAGACCTCTAAGTATCTCCCTAAATGGAGACAAGCTATTTCAGAAGCAGCAACACAGGCAAACGCCGAGACAGGTTGGTTTAGTGATCAGCCATTAGAGATGTCAGTAATCTTTACCCTGACCAAACCGAAGTCAGTAAAAAGAGAACAACCCACTGTCCCACCAGATTTAGACAAACTTGCCAGGGCAATAGGCGATAGCTGC